CATTCGCACGGAGCATCGCTTTTCAAAACCCCATACACCCGATTGTCGCTAGTCAGCCATCGTTTGCCGTCACTCGTAATATAAGCCTGCCGGCATCCCCCCTGATTCACCGTGAGCGTCTTCTTAATACCTTTTGGAGTTGTTATCTCCAGCTCAAGAGTCCGATCAAGACCGTTGTTCATCACCGAGCCAAAGGAAACGGGGGCGCTTCCGGCCCCGGACCCCGGACTGACGGTCAGAGGCTGGTCCGTTACCTCGCCTACCCCGTCCTTCCAATTAATATTCAAATCATTAGCCATAGTTGTATTATTTTTGTTCTATTGCAAAGATAGCAAAACAAATAAACCCCAACCGGCTTTAGTCGATCGGGGTCTGAGTAAGAGAAAAGAAACTGATTATCGTCCCATCATTCTCAATACGGTTCTAGCCGCAACTTGCGCCCATGTCCAGCTGTCATTAGATGTTACGTTAACCGTCTGTTGAGTACCATTTACATCCAAGTTAATAATCTCCTTGTCAAGCTCGATAGTAGAGTCTCCAGCGGCTTGCGTTACCGTCACATTGGCTGTCTGGCCACCAGCGGCAGTTACCTTCAATGTAGCTGTCAGTTCCTCGATCGTGACGTTGGCCGGTACGTTCGAGATCGTGATGCTCCAAACGAACTCGCCAGCGGCTCCGGGATCGTCGGCGATAACCGCTCCGTTAGCCGTAGTCTTTCCAGCCGCCGTGTAGTTAGCCGGGAGCTGTAACGTAAGCCCGTTCTCCTTAGCCGGCGTGACCGCGAACGTAAGCTTAGTACTGTTAGACTTACCGGTGATGGTAACATTACCGCCTGTCTTTTGTACGGAAGCGTTAGGGCTGCCTGATCTTACCACCTCAGCAGCCGCTGCCTGATTAACTACCAACGCCTTCTTAGCCCCGCCGTTCGTGGTGACCGTAAAGTTGATAGTGCGTTGAAGACGACCGGTGTGTTTCTCACCGGAGAAATTAACCGCCTGATCTCCTGATCCTGATACCGGGTTAACGGTTACGAAACCAAATTTTTGTGATGCCATACTTAAATATATTTATAAATGTCATTTTATTATGCCAAAAATAACTTGTATCATATCACAAGCCAAATATAGGGGGGGGGGATAGATACGACTAGCCCTGTACAACCTCAACATACAACCCTACTAAGTCCTTTAGATTATGACTAAGAGGAGTTCCACTATCCCTAGTACACTTATATACATCAGCGTTCTGGATGTAATATTTATCCTTGAATATCTCCATTGGAGGGAAATACGGGATAGGATCCCCTATGGTCCCGGCATGCTCCTTATCAATGACCTTGTATAAGGAAGCCGTATTTAATCCGGGTTCCCATTCCTTTGATAATGTATGTTGTTGAATAACTTCATAAAGGATATCCGTATCGTCCTTAACCACCCTGAGGCAGAATCCGGCATCCACCGACAGCCCGAACTCCGCTCCTTCTTGTCCCCATATAGGGAATAGGACCTTAACATCCAATTTCTCGTTAGGGGATAAAGATATAGCCTTGTTATTAACCACCATTCTGGAGAATCTGACAGCCACCTCCTGAGGATCGGAGGCATCTTTCTCCTTCGCCTGTTGCTGGATGTACGCCGTGGTAACACTTACCTTATCTGGATAGCCGGACTGAGCGTCAATAGCCCTCACCTGCTCTACGGTAGTGGCTAAGCTTACTTCCCTCTGTTTGGCTCCTAACGTCGACATCAGGTCATTATCATACTTATCCATCATCCCGATCAAGATCTTGCCTTCCGTCATATCAAACTTCAGACCCATGATCGTTATCTTACCAGCTATAGCCCCATCAGCCAAAGCGTTACGCCTATCATATTCAGGGATATAGATATTTTGGTCATCCAAGAAAAACTCATGAAGATTCTCATTCTCATAAGTCCTGATCTCCTCATACTTAGCCGATTTCTCCTCATTAAGAAGCCTTGAGTCATCCAATTTAGCCTCGATAATCTCCTTAACCGTAGCTTTAGGATTAGCCTCCTTGAACGCCAATTGCTCCTCCCCAAGCTCTATCCATGGGGCGGGATTCCCGTTAATGTAATCATCATAACTATAGCCCTTGGCGTAATTATCATCAAGCGGATCGTCCTGAACTAATTGATTGGGATATATTTCCCTGTTTATATATACGTAGCTCATATCTTATATCATTAATCTTGTTCTTTAACGGCGATACTATACTTATCTGAAGCGTAACACCAGATATTTATCTCGAAAGGCTTGTTAGCCGTAGTGGTTACAGAAGTACCACTCATGCTTACATAAGCCCCGGAGTTGGGTATAGCCTGCGTGAAGGCCGCCGACGGGACGCACCTGATCATCAGCTCCTCCCCTATCTGCATCCCTGACTGCACGGATAGGGTGGTAGCGGCTGATAACGTAGCCGTGATACTTCTCTTGCTAATAGGCAGGTTAGCTAATGTCGTGACCGTATTAACCCCTATAAGCCTGTTCATGGTCTTCTTATCGGCGGCCGCCATCAAACCGTTAGTAGACTCATTGGCCACGGCATATGTCGTGTTAGGAGGTGTAGCCCAAGTGCCATCTCCACGCATGAAACTGGATGTACTGCCATTAAGCTGTCTCAACAAGCCGTTAGCTGTAGTAGAGGCCAATCCGTATGTGGTATTGGTAGGTACGACCCATGTCCCGTCACCACGAAGAAAGGACGTCTGCTTACCAGCGGCAGGAGCCGGAACTAATCCCGCAGCACCAGCCGCCGAGGCCGTAGCCGCCTTCATATTGGCGTAGGTAGTATTCGTATCCTTATAATAGGGGATACCACCGACAATAGGACAGGCGGTATAGCCGGAAGCGCTTGTCACGGTACTGCCGTTCTTGACCAATCCTGTGGACCCATTAGCTCCTACAACACCATACGTTGTATTAGTATCCGTCCAAGGCACGTTGACATACATCTTACCACTACTATCCAGCTCTACCGGATAATTCTTACCATTCTCAGCATATCCGATCATCACCAATCCTAAGGTTGTGGTATTGGCCTTGGCGTATGTGGTATTTGTCGGAATCACCCACGTACCATCGCCACGAAGGAAGGAGGCTTGCTTGCCGGCGGCCGGAGCGGGTACCAATCCCGCCGATCCTGCGGCTGAGGACGTTGCTCCTCCCATGTTACTATATGTGGTGTTAGGAGGAGTTTGCCATGTCCCATCACCACGAAGATACTTGGCTTGCGCTCCGGCGGCAGGTGCGGGGACCAAACCTGCCTTTCCCGCCGCTGAGGCAGAAGCGGCTCCCATATTGGTGTATGTCGTGTTGGTATCCGTCCACGGAACATTCACATACATCTTACCATTTCCGTCAAGAGCTACCGGGTAATTCTTTCCGTTAGCTGAATACCCGATCTTAACAAGACCCAGATTATCGCTTGTAGCTTGGGTATAAGTCGTGTTACTGTCAGTCCAAGGGACATTGACGTACATCTTGCCATTAGCCAATAGCACAGCGTAGTTCTTTCCATTAGAAGCATAGCCGATCTTAACCAATCCTAAGGTGTCGGCCGTGGCTTCATTATACGTTGTGTTATTATCCGTCCACGGAACGTTAACGTAAGCATTGCCGGACGAATCCAGCTGTACCTTATAGTTCTTCCCGGAAGTCGTATATCCTACCTTAATACCGCCAAGAACGGTAGCGGAGGACGTGGGAGGGGTGAAGGTACTTGGTTTGCCCGTAACCCCGGACCAAGGCACGGAGGAAGCCTGACTGGCCGTGTAAGGCTCATACCCATCCTTACTGTTTAATTTAGACTCGTCTTTTATCAGATACATCTTACCTGTAGACGTGACCTTTACCGTATCACCGCTTTGAGCCGTAGCGGTGGTAAGGGCGAATCTAGCCGTATCGTCAGCCACCACGATCAATCTCTCCAAAGCCGCCTTAGGTAACCTATCTATGCTGATGGTTCCGGACGCGATCTTAGAGGCATCAAAATTAGCCAATGTCGTGGAGATAGTTACGTTGCTTCCGAAGTCCGATGAGACACTACCGGTAACAGCCCCGGACAGCGCTATGGTCCTAGCCGCCTGTAATTTCGTGGCGGTAGGGGCATTATCCGTCTTAAGAGCATATTTGGTAAGATCAATATCATTAGCCTTATCCAGAAGCTGCTCTATCTGATCACCATTGTATTTACCTTGAAAATCTGCCATATTACACTTATTTTTTGCTCAAATATAGCTATATACATAAACGCCAAGAAATCTAGGGGGGGGATAGATACGGGGCAGGTGTTAGAAGCTGCCGTCCCCGTGCAGGAATCCGCTACGGAATATAATAGCCTTGTCTTTAAGTTTCTGGACAGACTCCCATTCCCATTCACCCTCACAAGGCTTAACGACATACTTATTCCCCCATGTCTTAAACTTCCTCTCTATAACAAACATCTCTGGGTCTTTTAAGACATGGAAGATACTTCCGACAGGGAAATACTTATCAGTCCTCAATATAACACGATGATGTTTCTCGTCATATTCAGGATCGCCTACGATACGTGCCTTATAAAATTGGAAATCATTTAACGTCTGATCCACTGGCTCTATCCAATAATACCCCTTACCCATTGCAGTTTGTATTTAATTATCTATATTTGCGGTGTAGTAACTCATAATGTTTTAAGTGATTTTCAACCAAAGGGGAAGGGTGTCCGTGAGGATGCCTTTTTTCATTCCCGCCCACCCTACCATGACAAAAAGATCTACCTCGAACAAATGTAATCATAATAAAGATACGGTCAAAAAGAAACCCTATCGGTATTCTATTGCCGACAGGGTTCTCCAACGTTGTATCAAACTAAATCATATCACTCCATTTGATTGTGTCACCGACGAAGCACCGCACCGCCAGATACCTTACGAACGCCGTCCCTTCCGGGGCGTCAGGGTCTTCCAGATAAGCCAAGACAGCCTTGACTATTTTCTGGTCGCAATCCAATACCTTAGGAAAGTAGTCGCTATAGAACATAGCGAACAGGTATTGGATATCTCCCCAAGTGGCGTTATCAGGTTTCTTGGCCCCGCATTTATCGAACATCTGCTTAGCGTCCTCCATCGTCCATCTTCTCTTGGACCCGTCGGCGTTAAGCATCTTGTCAGCGGCTTCCCTAGCCAGCTCCTTGGAAAAGTGATATCCATGGGTGTCTATATACCGCTTATAATCCGGGTCATCGGCGTCTGCTCCTCAGTAGTAACGACTCCTGCGTCCCCTGCGCATATACGGTTCAGTACCTTCGTACTCGTCACGGATGCCGCGCTCACCGAACCATCCCCTGCGATACATCTCGTCCTCACGTTCATGGAGTCTCTCACGTTTCTCAAGCTCACGCTCGTCACGTTCCAGCTCCCTCTCACGTCTTTCGAGATCACGCTCACGGCGTTCTAGCTCATCCATCCTACCGTCATGCTCCTTGCCATAATGGTCGTATATTCCGCCACCATAACCCATGTAAGTTCCATCCGAACGTCTGCTACGTCCACGGCCGCCTCTACGATCGTAGATCTCATCATCGTAGTCCTCATCGTGGCCGCCGCCTAAATCTATAACTCTCATCTTAACCTAATTTTTTAATTAACAACTCTTTTAGCTCATCGAAAGAGGATCCCATCCTATCGACTTTCTCCTCAAGATTCTTGATCTTCCGGTCTTGATCCTTAGTCTGCTTAAAAGCCGGATTGATTTCCTCAAGGATCGAATCACAAGCCTCTAGCGTCCTCCTATGCTTATCGATACTATCGAGAATATCGGAGCTGGTTCTCTTAGCGGCGTTAAGCTGGTTCATGATCGGATCGACCGAGCAGGCCAAAGTTATGTTATTGGACATAGCGACATCCCTGCTCTCCGGTACGACATAGGTCATGGAAGACCCGTTTATCTCCACGGTAAGGTCTATCACCCTATCCTGTAGTTGCTGATATTGCCCCATCTGGCCCATCTGGGGTTGCTGGAACCTAGGCTCGGACACGTTAACCACATTCCCCATCCTGAACACCGGAACATCGGACGTATCCAGCGTATATACTTGAAATCCTTTCTTTAAGTCTCTAAACATATCTCGATTTTTAAGCGGGAGGGAATACCCTCCCATTAGACATCCAATCTAACCTATTCCTCATCAACAGTCGTCTCCGACGCCGAGGCGGAAGTTGTAGGCACACAGCAATCCATGAGCCTCAATACACCCCTTACCTTGTTGAAATAAACAAGGCGTTCGGTGTTGTTAACCATAGCCGCTCCGGTCACAGCCACGTTGATCGGGTTCACCACAGCCACGCCGGTTACCGGGCAGCATGTGTCATCACCTACCGTGGATACGGTGCTGTTCGCTGGAATAGCTATCTGTACTGGCAATGTCTCGCCTGTTGTCGGAACCACCTGCCGGATTTTCAGCAGCAGAAGGCCCTCGCATGGCAAGGACAGCCATATCCTTGGGTTGATGCCGAAGATGGTGTTGGTAGTAGTCACTACCACGTTCTTCGTGACCAACTCATAAAGAGACCCTATTTTAGAAACACAAGCCATAATAGCCTCCTTCCTTTATAGAGTTAAATAGCGGCGTTTCCGTTGTTGCAGCATCCATTGTTGCACCCACATCCGTAATTACCTCCATAAAATGCTTGACCCCATCCATAAGTCTGGTAAGGAGAGCATGAAGGATAAGCCGGCACAGGGGTAGGTCTCAACTGGTTGATCAAATTCTGAGTCTGTTGCTGAGTCAACGCGGAGGCTTGGTAAGCCGACCTTTCATCACGCAACTGATTGATCGTATTCTGCATCTCACGCATTTCCAATTGACAGAATTTATCATTAATCAAGGTTGTTTGAGCATCAATCTTAGCGCTCAAGATATTGAACTGCGTAGTAGCCTGCTCACGATTGTTTGTCAATCCTTGGTTGATGTTACTCTGAAGAACATTGGTTTGCTCTAACGTCCGTAATTGATTGTCAAAGCCTTGCTGCGTTATCATATTTTGAGTAGCGCACGTGCTTTGGTTGATCAAAGAACTCAAATTGCAGCAGCAAGAGCTGATCTGATTGCCGATCTCACAACCTTGTTGCTGTACGGCGTTAATAACAGCCTGAGAAGTCATACCTACCTGACCAGCTACCTTATCGATAGCGCCTTGCACGTTACAGATAGCGCTTTGCAATTGAGTAGTAGTACAGTTCAAGGCGTTAGCGATCTGCTCGATAGCGCTTCTGTTACCTTGGATAGCCTGCATCAGAAGCTCACGACCATAGTCGTTATTCAATTGAGCGGGAAGACCATTAGCGCAATTATCTCCACCATTACCAAAACCATTGCCAAAGCCACGGCCGCCCCATAACCAGAATAGGACGATGATCCACAACCACCAGCCGTTGGCTCCTCCGAACTGGTCTTGGTTGTTACGACCGTTCATCAACGCCGCGACTAGATTCGGATCCATCTTATTACCACCCAAAAGGCTGGTAAACATACCCGGAATCATAGATAATAAACCGTTAGTGGCGCTTCCACTACCGGAACCCATACCGTCTAACAAAACGATTTTGTCTCCACTTGTACCCATGTCTATTTATTTTTGAATTAATAATAACCCCACCTGATAGAGGGCGTTACAAAGTTCAAAAATTAATAATCCTAGGATCGTGATATATGTCATCATCAAAGCACGTCATGTCATGTAATTGGTATTAATAAGAACCGGTACAAGACAAAAAATCCGAAACGTATCACTACGGCCCGGATTCATGCAAATCTATAAATTCAATGTTTCAATGCTCGAAAGAAAACGTCTCACGACGTCAAAGAGAGATTAACTACACGAAAAATATCGCATTAAATTATTTGTATTAGCAGTGTATTCATTCATTATCTTACTGGATGAGGGATCATCCTCTATCCTTGATAGACGGTCATCGTCACTCCTTGCCGTAACATCACCTATCTTTCGTACCATACTATCCTGATATAATGATGGATCCGAATATATAAAATTGTCCACGAAACTATATATCCCGCCATTAACCGTCTCACCCACCTTTTCATACAGGTTAGATTGGGAAGACACGAAATCATCGTACCTCCCACGAGCCAAAAACAAACCGTCCGGCCTCGCCTCGACGCCGCCGTTGACCTCCCGGAGCAGGCCCGGATTCCTTTGGTACAGATACCTGTAAAACCCGACATCCATCATCCTATCCTGACCATCCAGATAGAAAAGGTTTCTCATGCTACTGTCACCGGACTCGATAGCCACGTCAAACAGAAGATCCCTTACCTGACCTTCCGGCAACGACATCTCCATGCTTTTTAACGTACCTCTGTCATGGTGGTTTAAAGATACATTATAAAATCCATTAAAATCAAGGAAACGTAAGACATTATTATATAAATCCGATTTTTTTAACCTTTCCTTGATCTGGATCTTCCTCAACGATGTACAGGATTTGATAAAATCCCGATCCTTTCCCTGCCTAGCCTCGTATCTCCTGAACTCCCGATCAATATCGACATCATCCATCTTAGGGGTTACGGGATGCTGGTATATCAATCTGGTAAGGATCATGTTCTCAGTATTCGAGGATGAGATGTTGGACATAACTAGCTTCTTTATGTTATCCTTGACCACACCAATATCAGAACGGGAAGCCCCGGCGGGAACCACGCCAGCCGGCAAGTACGAGGGCCGCTCTATCCCGATATCGGCCAACATCTCATAGGCCTGATCGGTGTCGGTTATCGGGGCCGTGTTATGGTACGTATTCCTACCCATATACAACATGCTCCTATCATACATATCGGAAGGAGATGTATTCCCGGACCTTACATACACCATCCTATCCCCAGTAGAATAAGTATCCTTAACCTCGTATATCGGGTTCCCTTTTCCTGTTATCCTATCAAGATCGGAGATAAAGCTATCGTATACCAGATTGCCGGCCTGTATGGAAGATAACATGACATCCAGCGATGCCATAAGATCACGGATATCCTCCGGTCTGGATATAACCATCTCATCGCTGATCGCATCGCTTATATCCACGCCCATGTCGGCAAGATCCATGGCTATGCCATACAGACGTCCGGCAACGTCCTTGATGTCCTTAAAATCATCCATATCGATTATCTCCCCAACCTTATCCCTTAGGCCCTTCATATCCTTAGGCATACTGATATACGGTATGGTACTATTGAAGTACGAGTCGGTAATCGTATTTCCGTCCTGACTCCGAACCTCCATACGGGTCATATTACGATACGTGTCATACATCCGATCTGCGTAATCCTGATCCTCCTGATACCGGAGCGCCAAGGAAGGGTATGGGATGGAGGCGAAAGCCTGATCGAACTCCCGGCGGTCGCTGATACCGCCTACCGCCCTCATGATCGTATCCCTTACCTCCATTGGATTCAAGACTCTTCTCTTTCCCAATGAATCATACACATCCTCATATATCATATAATCATCACCAAGGCCTGATTCGGAGGACAAGAAATATGTATCCTTCTCATTGAGATCCCCCTCAGACATAAAATCGACAATCCTCCTCATCATATCCTTTACCCGATCATACTCCGATCGGTTAGTCATGATATTATCAATCTCATCAGCATCATACATCCCGGATCGTTCAAGATTATATCTGTTGATGAATATATCACCGCCGGATAGGAAATTAGATACAATCATATCATTAAGATCATTGATATTATCAACGCCCAAGGAAGTAAGGGTATTATTGATATCCTTAACCTCATCGGCCATGAAATTACCGGCGAAATAGTTCTTTCGCTTGATAAATGACATAACATCATCATACCTAGGTTCCCCGTTACTATCCAAATCGTATTCTGATGACATGGACATCCAGTCGCCAAAGAAGGACACGAAGTCGGGGGAGTAGGCCGTACCCCAGACCGATAAGGCCTGCTTCTGGTCGCCAAGCACCTCCATCGCTCTTTGGTATAATCCGGATGGTTGATTGTTAGGGGCAAGGACATTATCTACCCCACCCTCCTTATTTTTTATAACATAACAAGATCTACCCATAGCTAAATCGTTTTGTTACAAAGATATAAAAATCCCGCCTACTCTCACGAGCGGACGGGAGCCAAATAACAATAATAACAAACCTTATGTTTCTACTGAAAAAGTACAAATCATTTTGCCGATCCTCACGAACAGGCAAAAACTCAATCCTAAATTATAAAAAATGGAGTTTATCGTTTAGCGAAAATATCTTTATCTGATCTACTCAGAACCCTGCCTTTCAATTCCAAGAACCTAGGCATCCATTCTTTAGATATCTTAGACACAATCCACTGAAATCCCTTAGGAGTCACATAGACAGTATTAGTGCCGTAGAACTCGTCATCATTACGATATCTATAACGAGCATAACCGCTGTCTATCATCCTTTGGGAAAGCAACCACCTCTTACCAGTCTTAGCGAAGAACTTCTTATCCTCAAGCAATATTCGAAGATTCTTCTCCGCTATATCATATCCATGAGCCTCTAGCTTTTCCCGAACCTCTCTGATCAACATATCTGTCTCTTGGGCTATTTCGGCTGTCTTAGCAAACTCAACCATAGGAGCCTGTTCTTTAATGATATTATCAGATATCCTTTTGGCTTCCTCTGCCGCTTTCTTCGCCTCAGCTAACGCACGCTTCTCCTTTTCCGATTTAAGCAAAGCCTCTAATGCCTCTATATAATCAGATGGAAGTTCATTCTTTGATGGCATATTGTTAGATGGCATAGAATAGGAACCTGTTTTTCTAATAGAAGGAAGAACCTCCGATGTTACCCATCTTTTGAATTTCTTGGCAGATTCCATCTTAGATGACATAATCAAAGAATACATCCCTGATTCATTGATTAATTTAATCTCCCTAACAGCCTGATTTATAAGGGGGTTTATTTTAAACCCCATTGATTTACAATCACTTGTAAGAATAATAGAATCCTCATCATCAACAAACCTTTTTACAGCGTTTCCTAAGTTTTCATAACCAAGGCATCTGGCTATGTCATTACCAACAAACCATGGATTGTTTTTCTCGTCTAATAATACTCTTACATCCCCAAAATCAGGATTCTCAAACAATTTTAAATTATCATCCATAATATAAAAACAACGAGAGCCATTGGCGTCCGTTATTCCACCAATGACTCTCATCTATCGCCTACGCCTAGGCGAGTTAATATCTTCTTATGGCCCAATAACGGATGGACACCGCAAATATAAGACCTTATTTTGAAACTACAAACAAACAAGAGATATTTTTACAAAAAATGTAATCAGCCATATTCCTCTGTCATATATAAAGCGTAGCTATACCTATCCTCTATCATCATCACCACCTTCTTGATATCAGATAAAGTTAATTTCTTTATCTCCATATTCCTACTATCCATCCTGACGAAAGAGTTCTTGAACTCCTGCTCTGTTATAGCCTCCAACCTAAATAGATTGTATTTTATAAGTAACTGGGTTACGTCAAATATCAAGATATTAAGATCAACATCATCTTTCAACTCATTAAGTAGATCACGCATCATGACCTTGATAGCATCAGTATCAAGTTCTAGTTTCTCAGCCTCTCTCATCAGCTTCTTGATGATGCCATTGTGCTCGATTATGATATTAGCATTATCATCATCGGTAGGCAGAAGTACATCCATCGTACATTTTATACCAACCTTATCACTAAGCCTTTTATTGAACTCAGTCATATAGTCAAAAGCCTGATCCCTGCTTAAAGCGTATGTATGATCAAGCAACTGCTTTTGTCTGACCTTGACAAAATAGTTACTGGTGTATAACATCATCAAGACCTTCACTCGCTGGATGCGTAGGTCTTGCATGATCTTCCGATGTAAAAAAGAATCTAGTTGCATAATATAAAGAGTCCCCACCGGGGCCATCACACACCCGACAGGGACCAACTTTTAAATATCTTACTCGTCAGGTGATGGACTGACGCCGCAAAGATAAGTCAAGATATTTAATTTAGCAAGGATTTTCCGCCTCATTTTCTCCGGATACTACGTTACCGTCGGAAACCAAAGACCTATCCTCAGCAGCCTTCGCGGGCGAGGCGGACCCCGATTGGAGGTCAGACGGGCTGCCGAACGGGGTCACAACCTCCTCGAAGAACGTCTCATCCCTCCTGATACTCATCCTGAACTTAGGGGCTATGAAAGGATCGTTATTAAGATCGATGTTGATCGTAACGTCATTCATCAAAATATCCTCCTTAGTCCTGGAATCGCCTATCCACCCTCTTACGTCAGTAGTCATAGGCATCTTACTAGCCGCTTCCTTGACAGCCCCTAGCCGTTTCTTGATAACATCCACGTCTCCCGTCAACGGAATCATATATGTCTTATTATCCAACCCGGATCTGGCTATAGCGTTATTAAGATCCATTATATCATCAATACTTACGCCTCCGCCTAGACCTTCCATAATCCTATCAGCCATCGATCCGATCATGGATGAGAATGATGATATATCCTGATTTTTCAATCTTACGGGGTACAGGTAATTTCTTCCATTTCCTGTCTTTATAGCTACAACCGGGATACGCGAATTTTTATAATTACCATACTTGTCCCTAACGATAGCCGTACAGAACGGGAATATGTTATACCTAATATTATCCTTCATCGTAACCTCCCCGTTCTCTATATATCCTACGCTCTCGACCTTACCAACCGTCTCATTGGTAAAGTCATTTTCGGATACCATCAACGTACCATTATCATCACTTATGCTAAAATTAGGTCTTCCCGGCAAAACACTAGTTACTGCACCTACGAACGGTATATCAATCTCGCCAGCGACAGATCCTACATTATCCCTATACAACTCAAAGGCCATACTCCTTAAATCAGCGTTACTTCCTTTTGAGTCCGGGTCATTGGCTTTCAGTACCGAGACGAAATTGCCATCGCTATCCACGATCTTAATAACCATATTATCAACCAGCCCTCTGTAAGCCGACTTAGTCTCATCAGAATTAGGATCAACGGCGTTAAGTCTATTGTATTTATCATACAGTCCCTTGGTGTATGGATCTGACATATCCATCTTAAACCTTACCATATCACCCTTGCGAAGGCTAGCCGCTGCTTCCTGATTCACCGACTCGTTGTTAGATCCAAACGTATCACCCGTATAATAAGGGACAATAGATCCATCCTGCCCCTTGCGATACACCATGAACCAGATGGAGGTCGACAAGGCGGTTTGCCGCCCCAATATGACACCGGTAGCGTTCTCGAAAGCCTGAGCGTCATCCTCGCTAATCATCCATCTTGAGTGGTTATCTGACTCTATAACAGTAAATATGTCGGTTCCGTTGGTGAAATCCATCACCCTTCCATTATCAGTATCAGTGGCATCAGATCTTTTAAGCCCAAGACTGTCCATAAACCTGTCAAGTCTCATTCCGCCAACTTCATAATACATAACCCCACCGATCTCTCTCTTCTGAGCCATCAACACCACCGGATTCTGGGCGGCGTTAACTTCCGTCCTGCCGGTGGATGTCCCGGGTTCGCTCTCTGTGAGGACATCACCCATAGGTATAGACTTATCGTAATCCTTGACAGCTATACTTCCGTTATCATACAACCTCATCCATTCCACGAATTGAAGAAGAGGCCCATCGGAATAATTATTGATAATATCAATAGCCTCATTAAGCTTATCCTGATCAATCTCATTGCCATTGTCAGCCTCATTCATAAGATCATTATAAGTCTTTATAGCTTCTTTGATCTGATCCTGATCAAGACCATTGATATTCATATCTACAATATCATCAACAGCGTCCTTGATATTATCATAAATATTATCATGGATCTTCAATCTATCTATTATCGATCTAGCCTTATTGATCCTTGAAATAGGATTATCCCCAAACCCGTTAACTAGACTATCGACACGAGGCTTGTTATTATCATATATCTGTCTCTCCCTAGGAGATAAGACATCCTCATTACCGTTCCATATCTTTATAGCTATATTATTGATTCTATCGTCAGAAGGATTTATGATATCCTCATCATCAGGAACCCTCTCGACTATACTACCTTCATCGGTCTTAATCTCGTTCTCCATAGATCTGGCTATCATATGATTATATGTCTTGAACATAAATGCCTCATCCTCCCCTATAAGACCATCTTGGTAAGCCTTGTCTATAGCTTGGTCGTTGGCGTAAAGATCATTGGCATCAGGATTATCAGTATTCCTGAAATCATACTTGCTATCATCCTCCTCATAAGTCTTACCCCATACGTTCGATAATATCTTCATGAACCCGCGCTCCTGCGCCCGGATGAATCTTCTGTCACGCATACGACGAAGAGACTCGTTTATATTCTTATAAGCCACAAGATTATGACGATACTCGCTAAGCAACGCCATGGCCTCTTTATGATTATCGACCCCACGGGTAGACACGGCATTCTCAAAATCAACTATAGTCTCATAAGCCGCCATAAGATCAGCGGCACTGATCTTCGAGTCATCGCTATTCAAGAATAGCTTAGATATATCTACCTCAGAATTAACCAATGTAGCCAATTTCCTCTCCAAGGCAATTCTTTCTTCCGTCAATTTAAGAAGCCTATCATTCTCCTCAGCCAACTTAGCCTTATCAGATTCAATTGCCTCCTTCGATGCGACATTTTGCTGAAGTTTTAAAATATCATTCTCCATCTTATGTATATCATCCGTAAGCTTCCGAAGATCATCAAGGGCTTTCTTAGAATCGGGATTAAGATGGGAATATATGTCAAGGGAAGTACCTATATCCGTCTTGTATATCCTATTTAACTGATTGGTGATATCATCCAAATTATCCTTAGCCTCAAGACCATTATAAGCCATGTTAGAGATGTAGGTGTTAAATGATCTATTGGATATACCATCGGTAAGGGAGTCGGCAAATCTGCTGGCCATAGTAAAATTATCAACCTTCTTATTAAACTCGCCAATAAGATTGGACTTATACTCATTGACCCGCTCATCCGTCATATTCATATCGGAAGCGATATCGCTATTAGGTATAGACTCAACTACCGTCCTAAAATTCTCCTTAGTATCATCTAACATCCCCATTTCCTGATCATAACGAAGACGGTTGAATACGGCATCACTAAAAGTCTTATCTATGATTCTAGAATTAGGTATATCGTCAGCGTTATTATCCGTACTTAAGCCTGATAATTGAGCGTTAAGAGCCATACTGCCACGAATAGCACGGATAGCGGCGGTAGTCAAGGCGCCGGCATTGGTGTTGTAGGCCTCCACCATCCCCTTGTTCCGGGACATGTCTTGGCTCCATTCCTTTATACCTCCAAAGGTCTTTCCACCCATAACCGATCCGATAATCATACCGATGCCGATCTCCTTCCAGCCTTGACTAGACCCGTATGTTTCCTTGAACCCGTTCTTTATAGCCTCCATATAGCCTATATTCTGCCGGATAGCCATAGGATTGTATCTTGATTCTACCCAATCCTCGGCGGACTTGCTAGCCACTCCCTGAAGACCTTCCTCATAAAGACCTTCTGACACTGGGCGCTTGATAATATTGAACGTATTCCCGGCTATTTTCTGCCATTTCTTAGGCGTTATGGCCCTCAATGTCCCGTTATCCATCCTCTCGGCGCCTACGCAAAATATATTGCGTTTTATAAACTTATCCACACCAAGATCCATACCAAACATATCACCGAACATAGCTATTTTAGACAATGTAAGAATACCGATATTAGCGGCAAATATAGTATTGGCGGCATCGACGTTGTCATTTCTGAACCTCATAAGCTCCTCATACGAGGCTTCTCTACCATAGGCATTTCTGTAAGCCTGCTTGAAGTTTTCCTCAGACTCCATCAACCCACTCCTTGACTCTACCGAAGCCTCCCAAAGCGTTGACGTGCCAATAAAGGTTAGGTTGTCCAAACCCTTGCCTATGCCTCGTCCTATGCGGGCGGCCCTCAGCATGGAGTTAAACCCGCTCTTCGTGGCGGAAGCAGCCCTACCTAATCCAGCGACAGTCGCTCCTATCCTAGCCCCCATACGGGCGGCATTCATAAGACCAGCGCCAGCGAAAGCATAAGACGACAAGATAGCCCCAGCCATAAATGCAGCCCCCGACAAAAGATCATTTGTCCAGAAATTGGTTGTAAACATACTTTTAAGAAATCCGGCATCTCGCTCCTCCTTACTGTAATAATGATTAAGCGTATAATCACCACGCTTATCCATATCATCCAACCATCTGGCAAAACTGTTATCATACATAGCTGATAACGTCCCTTTTGTAACAAGCTCCTTTAATCCATAAACAGACTGACCTACTCCACCTATTCCATACAAAGCAGACTTATAAATAAACTTACCTAATCCTCTATAAGTTTTCTCCCAACCACTTTGACTTCTCGATAGACGATCGTCATTATCTATATTATTGATATAATTCTCATATTTAGGAATCCACTCACCTGTTGATAACCTATATCTTGAATCACGAAGATTGATCCTGCTCCCAGTTATATCATAATTACCCTTAGGTATACCTACCTCATTTATCATCTGGAAAAGCGAGTTTCTGGCTCTTACGTCATCATGATAAGATGTCTCTACAGATTTTTTTATACCCTCAACCAATGACGGTATGCTTCTACCTCCTTCCCTGGATAAAACATCATTATCCATATCCGATGAACTACTCATCCCGACAGGAATAGGGATAGAAGAAATATTGTCCCCAGAAATCATAGGGGATGGAATGGATGGAGTCGGAACATAATATCCCTGATCCCTCATCACATTCCCCATATCATTATTATTATTGCTGTTCATTTTTACCATCTATTTTATCTATGGTCTCTTTATCCAACACCGAAAGAAGATTGCTAAGGTCAGAATGCTGTTCATTAATATCCCTACCCTTTACAATAACATCCTTATTAATAGCCTCAACTACAGCTTGAGTAAGATACATCTGAGGACACATATTTATGATTTTCATGATATTATCAGCATAATCAGTATTATACTCTAATACCTTAAGCGGTGTCCCAGTCTTTGCTTGACCATGGAAATAAATACCAACTTCAACCCCTCCTGGGAATCCCTTAGCTTTGACATCATACGACTTGTAATTCCTCAAAACCGTATTAATTATCCTAATAGCCCTCTTATTAAGCTCAGATGTAGCTAGATCATTACTCTGAATATCATACTTATCAACCATCCTAGAAGCCTCCTCCGCCGCATTCTCGACAGTAGCGAAAGCGCCAAGCGAATTAGCCTGCGCCCATTTCTGGTAAGGTCTATTGGTTGTAGCAGAAAAAGACACAGGAATGATCTTGGATTCATAATCTTCCGATCTCACATTTCTTTCCCTTTCATACAAACTATACCCCATACTATCTAATTCTTCTTTAGTAACTTGAACCGTAGCGATATTCTTTCCACCAGCCATAGCTACCAAATCAAATGTATTAGGATTATCTGTAGGACGAGCATACAATATATAATTATTAAGTCTACTATCTTTATCTTTATTCAAGAAACCGGCTCTCGCCAAAAGCAGACTCTCTAATTTAGCATGCATACGCCTATCCTCTTTAGAAGCGTTGGTAGAATTGGAAAATGACCATGATCTTGGAGCAAACTCATCATATCTTCTTTCATAGACTGTTTTAGAATCCTGAACAGCCTTAGCTATATTACGACCTACATTGGAAGAAGACCATTCCCTTCTGAGCGTAGGGCCATCAGCTCTAGACATATTCTTACCTATGATCTTGATCATTTTATCCCTATTAGTCATATTGGCATCATCACTATTCATTATTGGATTATCTACACGACTATAAGTTTTGGCTATATTATCTATATCATCCAAAGTGAAATTTTCTCCCGAATATCTATTTAACAGATTTATATAAGATCTCATCAACTCCGTATTAGCTATAGACCTATCCGTGTAGTTGATGTTTTCGCTTATCAATCCAACTATAGAAGAAACTTTCAAAGCATCTTCCGGAGAATACTCCCTTCCTCCAATAACCGCTCCATTCTTACCAACATCCCTTGCGTTAACCATACCATTATCAGTATATGTATCAATACCACCAGTAACATAGTTTTGATCTTTGATAGCATCATTAAGGATATTCTTCGTAGCGACATCAAAAGCATTCGTAAGATAATCAACTTCCTCGTCCATTATCTTACTATATTTCTTCCTATTATCATTCGCCGCCATAAGGGCCTCATACCTACCTACCTTTTCTGGTGATGATAACACAGAACTAGACCCGCCACCGTTATTGGTAATCCATGCCATAATATTCTCACTATTAACACCACCTGGATATATAGAGGGATTGTTTTGTATATCGTTCTCTATACCTCGTAAATCAACAGGGTTTAAAGACGATATTAAATCCTTCTCTCCTATTGATATATTGTTTTCATTCTGAATATACTGATTGTCAAATATATTTTCAGGAGTGACATTAGGCTGAACTTTTTCTAGCTCAATCATAACACCTGAAGAAGCGCCGGGACTGTTACCACCTTCTTTAGTCATTATCTCCCTAAGCTTAAGATTCTGATCTATTTCCTTGGATTTTTGTCTCCATGAGAACTCCCGCTCCTTGAAATCAAGATCTCTTACTTTAAAATAATAATCATCCGCACTATAACTTTCTGATGAATTATTGTATGACCATCTAGCAGATACACCATCAAGAAACTCGTTACGGACAATAAACTCCCCTGCCCTAGCGGGATTCATGTTGTTGCCAATAAAGGATGTAGCTTCCTCCACTAACGCACGGCGCTGCTCCCGAACCTCCTGCAACGAAGCCTCGATAGCCGCCTTAGCGGAAGGGCTGGCCTCCGCCCCTTTGAGCTTGGCTAAAAGAACGCTCTCTTCAGCGTCAAACCCAGAAACATATTTATTAACAAACTGTTCAGTAGTCATACCACTAAACATGCTAGGATTGGTCATGGCTAAATACTGTCCCTCTATCTGCATCTGAGCTTTAGCATTCTGAGATATAGACCTAGCCGCTATTGATCTAATTTGAGATTGACTCATCTCATCAACAGTAATATCCCTCATCCTCCCTGTAGGTTTACCATCCACTATTTCAGGAACAGAAAACTTCTTTCCTTTATTAAGACTAACGAAATCTTTCATCATCTTATTCATTTCCTCATTATAATCCGTATAAGGAGTATAATGAATAGGATTCATCCTTGTCCCAACCTGACCGTCATTAACCCATTCATAAAATGGCAACAAAGCGACAGCCTCATTTATAGCTCTATATTGCTTTGGATTATTGAGTTTCATATCCTCGATCTTCTGCGAGAAAGATCTATACTCCCTAGTACCGGCAATAGCATTCAACACACGGGTATCCAGAGCTTCTCCAAGGCGAGCCTGTATGCTTCTGGCTATACCGTCGGAAGCCAAATTAGATTTACGATACACGTTATTCACATCCTGTATCAGCCCATTTAACCTGTTCTGAAGATATTCCCTGTCCTGAGGTTTTATAATGTCAGAATTGATAATATAATCAGCATACTCGTTTATAGCCTGCCGATTGGTATCTATCTTCTGCTGCATGTACCCCATCCCCTGCATCATGACATCCATGTTGTAGGGCGATACATACTTGCCGTAATTCCTTAATATACTATATTGTGAAGCCATCCTTTATCCTTTCTTGCCTTTAGTTACTTCCTGAGCAGGATATAATATCCTATAACTCAATATATCTCCTTGAGGATCAGCGATTAATTGTCCATTGGGACCAATCTTTACATCCCCAAATATAGACCTTAATGTATTCATGGTCGTAGCCGTATTCCACTTCTGCTGGATCTCGTCATTTACGCTATCGAAATACCTAGCCCAGTTCTCGTCATTTATAGCCAATCCCTGCAATATACGTTGCTGGTAAGCTTGACGTTGGGCTATGTTCTTGTCGTAAGTATTCGCCCATGATTGAGAATTGACATTATCAGCCCAAGTCCTTTGAGCCACATTCCCTTGTTCTACCTCATTTATATACTTACCTATATTGGAACTCATGATAGCCTGTAAATTGGAAGATAAAGCCCCTCTCTGGGAATCCGGGACATTACCCATCTGATCCAATTGTGATTGGAAAGCACGATTAGCCTCAACCATATACTGATCAGCCGATCTCAACACCGGGTCCACGGTAGGAGCGTAATGTCTTTCCAGACCTTCCGTTGTCACGGCTCCCGGAGTCATCCTGAACACCTCAGGAAAGTCAAGACCACCACCTACTATATTCCTGCCTCCATTGCCGCCGTTCGACTTACCGGCATTTGTGTTGGTTTTAGGAAGTGTATTAGGATCAATCAGCTCAGGCATATCCAGCTTAACATCAGGATCCTCCACATCACCTATATCCATAGGACCGGGAGCCACCTTATGCGGGTCAAGTATAAAATCAAGACCTTCCATGCCTTTCATGAATCTTAACGCCTGCATCTTAAGCATATCCTCCCCAAGGATCTTATTAACAATATCTTTATTCTTGTCAGAAAACAGTTGACTGAAATGAGTGATACCAGCGTCGTTAAGAGCTTTATGCTGTTCCTCTGTAACAACATCCAGACCGATCATAGGACGAGATGAGGAATATTGACCAAACTTATTGTCTCTCATCCTATCATGATATGAGGCTTTCTTATCTTCCGGGTAATTACCTTGGCTATCCTCGCCTCCAAAGGAAACGAGTGTCGTATAATCCCGAAGCGCCTCCGCGTTGGCGATGATCGGGTTCTCCGCCGTGGCCAAGCCCATCCACCCACCAGTAGTGCTGTATATAGCATCCTGAAGAGCCTTGGCGGCAGTAGCCTTCGGAGCGCTCATATAAGCATCATAAGCCAAAGGCATGAACGTCTTATAATACTCCAGTCTCTCATCGGTATTAATACCGCCATAGGAGCCATCCTGACCCTGACGCTGATACCCAAACGCGTTATCTTTATTATTGTACTTGTTCTCTACAGGACGGAAAGTAAGTAGGTAATCGAATAAAGAACTACCGCCTTTCTCCATCTTCTGGCGAATACCAGCCACTTTCTTAAGCAACTCTTTCTTAGCCTCAGCTATATCCTCCTCCGTAAGACCATATTCTTTCATGGATCTGGATATGATGTTATCTATCTCACCACCCTTAGCGAAATACGTATCCTCATCCTTCTTCATCTTCCGGTCTTCCTGCTCCCTGTATATGACATTAGCGAAGTCCGTAAACCTCCCCTCTAAACCATTAACAGTATCGTTACTATCATTTATAGCCTTGGATAATACGGAGGCGTTTAAACGCCTTGTATTCTCATCATCTATCTTATCGTTTTTCTTCAACTTATCCAACGCCTTCTTCTGGTCATCGTAAGCCGATTTAAGACCGATCTTAGCCTTATACCTGTCCATTAACGTAGCATACGTATCCTTAGGCGTGGCCTTGATCCCATACGTATCCCTGATGTATTTGGCGAAGTCCGGCTCTATGGTGGTATCATCGGTAATAACCTTCGTACCTTCCTCCAAGGAAACGGGGGTTCCACCATCGGCATGCTTCTGCCCCATGGCCTCCATCGGCGCCTCCCCGGGCTGCGTCACGTACTCGCCCTTCTCGACCTCTACGTTGGCTTGTCCTTCCATCGACTTAGGTAGTGGATATAAGTACTCTCCAGTAAGGCTTCCGCTATCAAACCTATTATTAGGCCCTAGATAAACACCACCTCCATCCTTATACCGCATCTGAGATTGCCGTCTCTGCCTAGCCTCTCGCTCTTGAGCTAACCTGATATTAGTACTAGTGCCTTGCTCTGACGCCATCCCTGAGAATACGTTCCTTGCCAACCCTAAGACACCGCCTATGCCTGACATTACAGTACCCACGACATTAGCCGTCTTAGCCTTGGTGGATAAATCACCGTATCCCTCGCTTCTCATACGCCCTATACCACGACCCATCTGGGTAAACCTAGATCCTATATCATCAGCGCCATAATAAGGTATGGTGGTAAAGTCAAAGACATCCGTCTCGCCTGAACCGGTCTTAGACTTATCAACATCGTTAACAGTTATGTTATTAAGCGTAATACCATTGTCCTGATAATTCTCAGCTATATGTTGCAAACTACCCTTGAAGCTAGCCGGAAACACATTATCCTGATCAAAAGCATTAGCATATTTAGTCCTCAACTGATCTGGAGTATCCAAAGAATATATCCCTAGCGGATTGACCGGCGCGGGTAATCCTTGGTTGGTATTCACCAAAGGCTCTATACCTAACCCTTGTATGCCATCCATATTACCAAGCATATACGACCCAACTTCCCCGGCCTCTTGATATTTAGGTATCTTCCTCTTGATTACATACTTGCTCATATCAAATTAATTTCGTTCTGACACAAAGATAGTTTAAAAAAACAAAGACTCATCATTTAGCAACGATGAGTCTTTGTTTTAAATTAATCTTTTAAAGATGCATAAAAACACCTATAAATATTGTTGTAATGCATACTATTTTATATATTCGCGTAAAAACAAACATTACAAAACAATGAATAGAGAAATATCAGAAAATAGCATTGAGTTCAACAAAGAAGACAATTTTATTTGTATAACAGACTTTGTATATATAATAAACTCGTATAGAGAATCAAAGAATAATCCAAAAATTAGAACCGACCATTACATAACATCAAGTATAACACAAAACGTAATCAATAATATATTAAGACAAATAAATATGCCAGAAAAAAGCATAAAGACAATATCTGATTTAAAAAATGTTGGATTAGCATACCGAAAAGGTAAAGGGCATGGACAAAAATGGTTTGTCGATTACAGAGTATTTATATCAATCGTAATGAATATAGATGATAAAATAAAGGCACATCTAATATCTTATGCAATAAACTCAATATCCTCGACAAAGATTATAGATGAAATACTAAACAGTATATCAAAAAATTATCGAAGTATTTCAAATAATAGATATAAAACATATATAGCAATAGATAGAATATCAGGTCTTTGTAAAATAGGTAGGGCTACTAATATTAAAAAAAGACTATCAGCTCTTAGAGTATCAAATATAAATATAGAAATGATATACACAATAGATGACGATATCGAGTCGTATATGCATAAACTTTTATCAGGATTTAAAGAAGATAGAGAATGGTTTAATATAGATGAAGGTATAATAAATAGCATAGCTAAAAAATACGGATTTAAAAAATACAAACAATAAAAAAAATAAAATGCGATAGCTGATTGGATTACCTATAATAAACCATATAGCTATCGCATTATATCAACCTATTTCTTTTAGATCCTCTTTACAAATAACGAACCTATTGCTTTCACTAGGTCATAGAAACCAGCAGCGCTAAACCCGACTGCCACTCCATACAACAGGGCTTCCCACCATTCGCTACCTATCAACAATGGGGATACCTGAAGGAACCACGCCAAGACACATGTCAACATCCCAATAACCACAGCCGATAAGATCTTAGCCCACTTGTGGGCGTCAATATATGGCACTACCTTAGCCAACTGGGTAGCTGACATCGTGACGAAAGCCATGATACCGGTAAAGGTAGTCAGATCAATAGTAATAGCCCCTTCTGATGGGATTACCTCTTGCGCCATCAAAGCGAATGGCGTCAATAACATAGCAAATAAAAATAACAATCTTTTCATATCTAAAACGTTTAATTACTTCGCAAATATAGCATTAATTCTGGGTTCTGCTCATACCCTTTATATTCAGCATCAACCCCGGTATCATATTAAGCACCAACTGCCTTTTCGCCTGCTCCCTACGCATACGCTCAGCTTCCGCTATCTGCGCCTCTGATTGGGGATCGTTCTTGATGTTATTAGCGATATCCTCTATAGCTTTCCTGTTGGCGCCTGATTGAGCTAGCATCTTATATAACAGGTCTTGACCTTCCTTCTCCCACCAGCTATCCATGGAAGAGCGGGAAGCCAAAGAAGGATCGGCAGGGGCTACCGTCTCAGGTACGGGCTGCTGACCTCCGTCCCCCGTGCCCGAATCCCGCTGTCCGAACTCGTATCTCATTGGCTCGTTCTCCGGGACACCATACCTATTAGCGAACATATCAGCGAACTCAAATCTCTTCTCATTTCTTAAGGTCGATCCAAGGGGTCTTCCGTATCCTTGATTCCATGCTACGGTAGCGTCCTTATAATTCGTGGCGTTATCGAAATCGGATTTAGAATACATATAGTAATTATATACATTACCTTGAGCGTCCTTGTCAAAAAACTTTCCTTGATTGATGTAATTCCAACCTAACCCCGGGACCTTGCCTTGATACTCATCCACGAGATAATCCAACTGCTGTGTCAATGTCGGTTTCTTCCCATACCTGCGCTGTAGCTCCTTCTTCCTCGGTCCAAGCCATTGTTGGATGCCAAAATCACCGGCGGCTCCTAGGGCTTCGGTGTCCCCTCCGGACTCGGCGGCGATGTTCGACAGGATACCGATAGCTTGCGTTTGTGGTATTCCCTTCTTGTCGGTCAGATAATCCCATATCTCGTCATATACAGCCATCTTACTATCCTCTGATCTACGAGGATCAATTACATACTTGCCAGAACCATAAGCCCTCCCTGTATTTACCGAACCTCCTCTATCCTTTTTATCAATACTACCATCTATCTTAAATACATCCCCATTCAAAAGAAACTGGACAGCGGGATTGAAATCATATACATCCCTATATCTGTATCCGCCCATATCCTTGTCACGATATATCGTATAATCACCAAGTACACTATGAGGACCCGTCTCGTTCTTATCAAGTCTACGATCCCTATAATTATACTCATTCACGACACCATACCCCTTATCATAAAGAGACCTCAACCCTTTTATATTCATCTCGTCCGCTGATATGGCACCCTCTCTTACCCTTTTCAGATCCTTATATTCCCTCTGAATCCTCTCATACTCCTCTGGATCGGCATCACTTAAAGCTTTTATAAGTCCTTCATTGTATTCCTTAGTTTCCTTATCAAACAGACTCCTATTCACATCAATCCTATTCCTTACGATAGACGAATCAGGTATCATCCTATTAGATAATTCCTTTCGTATACTATACGTACCATCACCATTATCTATCAATACAGACTCATCGTAAGGGAGTTTATTGTATTTAGCCCAAGCCTCATCACTAGTTCTTGTGCCTAAATCATCATTATCACTATCGCCATATAACTTGTTATTAAAATCACCAGATATATATTTCCCGAACATCTTCATAAAATGAACAGGATACTCATACCATTCCGGATTCTTCCCCATAGGATCTATTGATGAATACGCAGCTTTATTTATGCGAGTAGGGCCATCAGTATACCTTGAATTAGCGATATCATATATTATTGACAAAACCGGGTGAGCAGAAGCTACGTAATTATCCAATACCCTGCTCCCGAATCTAGGTCTATCAAGAACAGACTCTCTTGTTTCTCCTCCATCTTGCTTCCTCTCAATTTTTTCTCCCCATAGCCCATATTTCTTCCTAGGCCATATGCCGTCTATGGCATCCACATAACCAACGGGATGCTCCCCTTCCAGACGCCGGTCCCGTCGCTCGTCCGCTTGGTACAGGGCGTTGGCCAACGGCTGCGTGATATGACCCAACCCCTTATCCTTGGAACTCGACATAGCATCCACCACAGTCCGATATACAGGTCTTAATTTCTCAGGTAAATATAGCCCCGCCTCATCAACCAACTCACCGATCTTCTTATTTATACCCCTGATACTGAAATTATAATTACCCATGCCATTATTCAACGGGGACAACGCACCTCTTATCCCATTCATGCCTTTAACTGCGGCTCCTCCGCTAAGGATATCAAACTCCGGGGACACGTTTCTCAAAGGACTATCATCCATACCCCTGAAATACATAGGACGCTCGCCTCTTACGACACGATCAAGATCCTCCTTATATAAATCCTTTATCCACGATGGGATTTCCTCCGGTTTATTCTTCTTAGACATATACTACATTTTTCACAAAGATAACCATAATATCACAAGCCTAAAAACACGAAACGGGCACATAATAAATCATGTACCCGTTTATACGCTAATGCATGTGATAAGCAGCCAAGGCTCCTTTAGCTTTCTCCTTAGACTTGTACTTAGCCGGCCATAATTTACCGGTCTTGTTACTGACCACTCGCCAATCACTCCCTACTTTCTTGATACATCCTGATTTCGGGCATTTGCCCTTCTTTTTACTGCTAGTTTTCCCTGCTGCCATAACATCAAATATTTAAAGGTATATAATCACCTCAATAAACTTTCTCATCGTTGCTAAACCAACGTACTATCATCTTGAACCGGCTCTCAATGTCATTCACGAACCTAGCCAAGAACCAATCGCCACGAAGACGATCCCGCCACCTCCGATGATAATCGACAGCCCTGGGGTCGATCTTACGGTCAATGTCATTCACATCCTTAACCCATATCGGAAGATTGTTCGTATCGTCTTTGACCTCGTTAAAATAGTCATTTATATTTATCTTCTGATCAACCTCCGTCACCAGTATCTCACGGCTATCGTCATTGGTTACAGGATACCTTAACCGCTGGCTCATATCGTTCTTGTCAGCGATAACCATCCGAAGCTCACCACTGTTGTTGGTATCGTTATAAAACCACGCCTTATTGAATCCGGTAGTCCTAAGAATTTGGTAATTAACCTCATCCTGATACCTTCTGGCATCCATCCTATATTGGTAGTTCGTGAGGATCTTATTCACATACTGCTCACGTACCTGTACCTCTATAACGAACGGATATAGCTTACCATAAAATACTTGATACGATTGGTTGGTCAAACCATGAGACCATAAACCTATCTCCTGACTTTCACTTGAGTAGTTCTTTCCGGACTGGAAATAATGCTGGTGCTCGATATAATAATCAGGGGTGTAGGATAAATATGATTTCCACTCACCCTTCAGGCAGTTATACCCAACGGTGAACGAGACGTCCGTGAAATGGCTGGTGTCCTGCAACTCCACCGCCTGTCCGTTCCTGTAGAACCGGCCGCCACGGAATTGGTACTCGCTCGGATTCCCTACCGGTATATAATCTTTCTTGGTTATCAGAACCCTCTTAAACCTATTATCCCAACCCATGGACAACCCTATACCAAAAAACTTGTTATCAATATCATAATAAGACAACTCAGCGTCCGTATCAGCGTTATATATCCGGCTACGGATGATCTTCATCTGAAGATGCTCCTTAAACCAGTTTCTAAGACCCGGTGTGACCTCCGTGAGATTCCTTCCGTTAGAATCTACCTTAAACACCTGACCACGTCTTAAATCGACCCAGAAATGCCCGAACTCACAACTGATCATATCCCGGCTCTGGGTCCCGGAATATCCTAACGTCGTATTATTATACTCAATTCCACGAGACGCGAAAAGCCCACCTGTCCCTAGTTCACTATTCTCCGGGGATATTCTTTCCGCCAGCACGTCTATAGCATTATATAGTCCTACCTGATTCTCGAAGCGAGCTAGTATCTGATCCGACTCTATTCCCTTCATGCTTATAAGCTTTCCGAACGAGGTCTTGAACTCATGGTAATCCATAGGCTTGTACGACAGCCAAGGATCGGTCATGCCGTTCTCCGACACGTCGGCGGTGCTCCATATGACGCCGTTGGGTCTTTGGTAAGCGCAGTCCCAAAAATTGCTATCATACGTCTCTGGTAATGACCTGCCACCTAACGTAAATCGATTCTTATACACAGGACTCATCTTAAACACATTACTCCTTGATATAGGGACATTACGCTCCTGAGTCCATGATATATAATCCCCCACCTCCGGATAGAACCCCTCGTAAGGCTCAGGGCCGGCTATACGGAAATTGCAATTGATCTCAGACTCCACAAGAAACTGAGGTATGCCATAGAAATATAGGAAGAAACGACCGCTAAGATACATATCTCCGGTCTCGCAAACCATCTCATAAGCGCTCTTCCGGCTAGGGAAAGAGTATAGCGATCCGGTATCCGTATCGGTCTTATTAAGATAATCCTCCCCGGTGTCGTAATTAACGAAATAACGGGGATACCCGATGTTCCGATAATCATAATAAGGGAATGGTATCATGTCCCCCTGACCGAACTGAGTCAAGTAAAACATAGGCATCTTCCTCTTAATCGAGAATCTTGATATAAATACATCACCTCCAAAAACAGGTTTACGCTTATTCTCATCCATCAACCCGCAACCGCCTAACGATACCCACCTGATATCCTCTATCTGCCCGTATTGAGCCGGAGAATATTTCTTTATCCTCATATAAGGACAGGATACGAAAGATTCACGTGTCATAAAATGAGGCGTCATACCAGCTACCTCATCGTTACGAATATTACACTCATCCTGAATACGGCTGGTATCGTAACTTGAAACCAACTCCGGATATTCAAGCATATACTTATCCATACCAAATGACATGAACAATGAATGCTCACGATCGAGGTTGTTTATGATAATAGGCTTACCGCCTACGGTCTCCCCTTGCGAAGAGATATCTGTTACCGGATATAACCCGCTCTTGATATATTTAGCCGTTGACAATCCACGTAACTCTGACTCCCCTATTTTTTGGTAAAATAAATTATAATGAGCGACAGAAGTATAGTAATAAGCATAGTTCCGTCTAGGTCCCCTATCTATCAATGCCGTTAACCACTGATACCTATACTTGCCTATATCCACCACGGACTGGGCTGTGGCCCTGGCGACACCTGTAGCCAGACGGATAGCCGTCAGCGCTATGCCGACAGGGTTGGCTAAAAAGAACACACCTCCACCGACATATTGCTGTGAAGCCGACTGATATGTATACTCAGCTATAGCGGATATTAAATTAGCCATAGCCTCCACCGTAGCCAATGATGTTGCCATACTGTAAGCCTTACTCCCTAATATCGTCCATTTAGGGTGATCCTCCACCTCCCTGAATATACCTGAGGATTTACCTAATTGATAACCATCAACAAGGCACTCGGTGGGAGCGTCAGGCTTGTTAAAGGCAATATCAGGACTTAAGAATGAATACCAGATATTACCCTTCCTGTTAAACGGATGCGTTATAAATTTCTCACGATTAATATCCTTATAGATATACATATCATCAGACAAATCGTTGTAAGGGTAATTAGGATAAAGGTTAGCCGATCCGTCGGGATCATCGTACTTAAACATATCATAAGCCAGACCGGTCCCGATAACGCTCTTATCCAACGTCCTATCGCCCCTATACAACTCATATCCTATTATAGAATCTCTTCTAGCCTTATCTATAAGACCGTTCTCTACCGCTATATCCAGAAACTCATTAACGATATCGTCATCAAGCATCACCCCCATAGGATAAATATAGGAGTCAACTCCATATTGACCGGTCAGTTGAGACGGATTACCCATAAAAGGAGCGACAGAGTTATCCGGGAACTTGTAATGACGTATAGGTCTCTGACAAAACGTGGTTGACGTATTGGGGTACTCAGCGTTACCCCCATTACCGGTGAAATAAGACTTACCCCCAACTGATTTAGGAGACCCATAGTATTTCGTCAAAGAATCTATTATGTCCTTCCTCTTTGATCCTCCCGATGATATCCCGATCTTACTTGAATCATACAACTCAAAATTAGCCGGATACTTATTGGCAGACTCCCAATATCCGAAATCACCGTACTGATATGGTCTGGGAGCGCAATCAGCGGGTTTATCTCCACATGAGATACATTTCGCCTCATAGGTAACAAATCTTCTTAATTTCAATTCTTTCGTAAAGAAGAATACGTATTTCACCTTCAGTGGCCGAATGCCAAAACAGAACGGGGCGGGGAAGATGGCGGTGCCGGCCGTATAGAATCCGGCAAGCTCCTTCATGTCCTGCCTCATGGCGAAACCGGTGAAGAACACGCATACCGCAGGCTCGATGCAAACATATATCTTATGGAAAGTAGTCTTGTCATCATTCCAGAACAAGTACTTTGGCATCATAAATATCTTATGATCCACGTAATTCACTATAACACCTTTCTTGGCATCATTAGCCAAAGGATTAGGAGCCACGGTACCTTCCTTGTCCGAGAAAAACGTTATACGAACCTTATTGTATGATGATGAGTCGCCGATCGGATAATTATAGTTACCCATCATCTCTATATACATAATACCGTTATCAGGATCGGATAAACCACTTATGTATTTCTCGTAATCCAACTCCACCCATCTGGCGTATGAGGATACATGTGGATAGAACTTGAAATAAGTCAAGTTGCTTCTACCGAACCAATTGGTCTTGGCGTCAATATCATTCTGCACAGACACACGACCTTCCCAGTCAGTAGTTATACCGGTATTAAACTTAGAATTATCACCATCGCCAAAAAGACACATGGCGTTCTCGATACCAAACTGACTCTCATATTGGGGGAAATAAGCCTCCATCGTATCCATTAACTGATCAAGCATCGTCTCCGTATGCTTCTTTCCTTCCCATCCGGGATATTGATACAAATATGTGCACTTACCCAATGACCTACCCCCTTGGAATGTAGGAAGTTGAACATCGTTAATAGTGGGATTCACGTGAGGATCACCTACCGAACACCCATTAGTACATATACCCTCATCATATAACTGCCGGACATTAGACATATCCTGACACAAGACCAAGGCGGAGGAGTCTATATCAGACGGGAATTTATCCTCATCCTGACCATCCAACCATTCCTGAACCAGATCTATGATATTCTTACCTCCACTGGAGTAATTATCGAAATCACACAATACAGAGAATTTCCTTTGTGACTCGGCGTTACTTTGTATTAAGGTGGTAGGCTCGGTCTCCGTATAATCACTAGCCAGCTTATATGTAAAATCAATCCTAGAATCCACCAAAGAGTTTTTATCCAATATAGTCCTGGTCTCTATCCTCTCGATATCATCACATCCACCAGGGAAATCGGGAGCCTTTATACCGTCTTGATCCTCTGGCAATGATATAGCAGCGCATAACTCGTCAGTAATACCTACATTAGATTCTATGATATCACACAGGTTCTCTATATTATCAGCGATATAATCAATAGCATCATCTACCGTAACATCTTCCCCCATCGTATTGATAACGAATTGGGTCTCTCCTACCGTGGCATATTCCTGCTCTACATATCTGAGTTGCTTGACATCTAGCTGATTCTTGCATTCTCCTCCAAAATCATCAAATCCCCAAGACGGGTCGTTTATGATCTTTGCCGTATTCTTAAACTGCCAAAGATGACGGCGGCTGTTCCCGGCGCACTGCGGGTTGTTCTCCAGCACCGACGCAGCCGACAGGTCGTCAGAGTTACCGTCCTCATCAACGATAACCTCCATCTCCTCCCTTGTGGCCGGACGAGGGATAAGCGGGAATCTAGCTGTCCTGTATCCTGTATTGGTAAAGAACCTTATACCCAACGGATATACCTCGTCACGCATGAAAGAGGCGTATTTAGAGCAAGCCACACCGTCTTTATACAAATTCTCCGTGGCTATAGATGTCTGCCATTTAACGAAATGACCCAAGAAGTTAACGACCGGTTGAAGATTCCATTCGTTCTCCACGGTCAAGCCGTATTGAAGAAGACGATTCCCGACAGACGTCATGCCTCTGGCTGTCTTATATACCGGTATTTCCTTGGATAACTTCTCCATGGTCGTACGCTCGCTATATTGATCCGTAAGATAATAGATAGTCCTTTCCGTTATCGGATGTATACCTTCTATGAAATACTCAAGAACCGGGCTTTGCTCACCATTAAACCCAACCGTGTTCTGTATAACACCTATCTTATAATGAGATACCTGCTTATCTATATTAGACACGGTAAGGCGGATACCCATGTTGGTTGACTTACCCCATAAACCATCGCGGATAACCATATCTTGACGATCGAATAACATGATTGGGTTGGTCAATGAGCAATATCCGGTCTTCTCAATCCCGAACTCATCGCACAACGCCACGCAGAACTGGTAGGTCCCGGCACGCAGGCTTCCCCCGAACTCCACGACCTCAGGCTCCACGCACGGGGCCGTCAGCAACGGGAACACCAGCAGCTTCTCGCAGGCCAGCCTACACCTCTCTATTGGCTTGTCATCCCCACATGTCTTATACCCATGGTAATGATACCAAAAGTCACCATCATCATCCGGATTAAGAGCCTTATCGACCATAACATATCGCTGGGGATTATATCCATCGGTCCAGTATATCACCTTCCCACATTTCTCATCCTTGATCTCTATATCGAAAATCGGGTGATGAATGGAGAAGTTAAGACAAGGGTCATCGGTCCCATCCTCTATCAACACCTCCATCAAATCACATATCTCATCGAAACGACCATCCGACTCCTCAAGTCTCTCGCCAAGGATACGATGGATGTCCTTTCCCGATCCAGCCAATTGATCCTCCACGGTCTTGATATAATCCAATGACCGCATGAACGTGATCTTAGACGTATTATCATCCGGATTAGATAGAAAGAAATAAGTGTTATCACCAGCTATATCATTCTTATACCCAATAACCTTATAGCCATCAAATCGCTTACATAAAAGGGTACTAGGCTCGTTCTGGATCTTAAGCTGGCTTCCATCGTCACCCTCTATGGTAGCGTTCAAGGCGAAACTATATTCAGACGGGGATAGATCCTGTGGATGCTTATCCCTGTTCATCCCGGAGTCGGGAACCGCTATGTTAGAGTTATTTTGCACGACATTATCTTTTTCGCAAATATAATAAATCCACCAGATAATCACTTATGTGGCGGATTCTAATAAACTGTACGTATTATGCAAAACATTCAAATCGCACAAAAATAGAAAATCCTTCTGACTCTCACAAGCCAGAAGGAAAATCTAAACACTTTGCAACGTTTACCCCTAATGAAAATACAAAAACATAATAATTATGGATTTTTTCCCATGTAGCTTGATTGCTTATCGGCGTCCTCTACGGATATGTAGAAGAACCCGTTAGTCACGTATCTCTCATTGACATCCACAAAATCGGTAGATCCTTTGTCTATTCCTCTCTTCGATCCCTCGTCGCACACGGCCACCAGACTATTGAAATCATTGGAATAACCAACGACAACGCCATGTATGTCACGATTCCGAGGATCGAAAACATATCTCATCCTACATCTGTCATAAGCCAATTCCAGAGGACTTTTGTTTATCTTACCATCAAACCCTATACCTGTGGTCAAGGCGATAATACTTCTTGATATATCGCTCATAGTAGTATCTTTTACCGGCACCTTAGGCATAGAAACGCCTTCCATGACAAAATCCAATGCCTTATCTAAAAGCTCGTCGAAATCATCATCCCGAACATAATCCTTGAACACCTCCAATATATACAACCGGACATGGAGTTCGTTATTGACATCATTTAATGCGATCATAATGCTAGTTTTCGGCAAAGCTAGATTATTCCCACGCAATAAAAGATCAAACATGTCATAAGTAAAGGACTAAAAAACAAAAAAACTCCCCATCCTCACGGACGAGAGAGCTGATAGATATTTGTATTATGAAAAAGAACAATCACTCACCTATTCTTACAATACAGTCACGAGATTCCTTGTTATAAATCATCGTGCCCACCTTAGAATACGAGGTTCTTATATCCTGCCAATTATCCTCTCCGTGGGCGGATACATTGGTCGGGGCATCACCGGTATAAACCTCCTCGCCTCCGATATTGACAAAATCATATCCACGTTTCTCCATAGAACCGCCCTTATATGCCGTGAATTTGATAGTGATATTACCTTTCTCACGACCACCATACCAGTTACCGTATATACTGCATCTGATCTCAAGAGGTAATTTATCATAATTATCACCATCCAACAACGGTCCCATCTGGATCAAAGCTGCCTCATTACCCGATTCCATGTTATCACCACCATGGATGAGATAATCACCTACCCGTTCCTGCGTGGTCTGGTACTGTTTACTCCAACCAACCAGCTTGCCGTCAACATCCGGGAGGCCGGTGTTATCGAAACCGGTAGCCGTGTCAAAGTCAATGCCGTCCTCGTCAGCCCAGATATACCTAAGCACTAGGTAGTCGAACTCCGGGATAATAACCACCGGGACCGACTCCTGCCTGCACACGAACGTCTTCTCCTCCTTGGTGCCTTCTTTTATAACCTTGTACGTAACCTGACGTATCTCTCCAGTCTCATTGATATCAGCGGTAACTCTAACCTCAGCAGGACCGGTACCACTTGTCTTATCTAAATGTATCCAATCAGCCATATCATTGTATTTTGTTAAATAAGTTTAATATACTTATCAAAAGCGTTGGGCCACATACGCTCATGAGACAGCATCCTCCTCCTATTATCCTCAGCCAGCTCCCGATAATCATTCAAGGTAATCATCGACATCTTAAGCTCTTTCATAGCCCTAGCGAACTTACCAGGCTCCTGCTGAGCGTATAATTTATAAGCATCACCAGCGCCTTGTATCAAGCCATTCACAGCGGCATTCTCGAAGATCTTCATCTTGATATACGTCTCGACATAATCCTCAAGGTATCCTAACGCCGTTTCAGGTATATATGGGAGACCGTCATCATCCTTGGGTGTAGCACGATATATGATGTAAATAAATCCATCAAACCCGGTATACATAGTATTGCCGGATATAGTTATATCATAATTATCCCAATCGTACTTATCCCGATATTTGTCGGCGGCGCAATCACGCCTCAGTCCTCGACCTATAGACAGCCTTACGGGATGATGGTAATGAAATCGAACCTCGTGAGACCCGATATATATCCTCTCCGTGATCGTCTTCTCAAACTCCTCCTTACAGCACTCGGTGCAGGAGTTCCAACGGAAACCGCGCTCGGTGCGCTCGACCCAGCCGATCTCATGTTGGAGGTCAGCCTTAGCCTTGTCGCCGCCCGGAATCTCACAGACAAGAGGCTCACACCTATAGGCGTCAAGCATGTCGAAAAAATCGGAAGGCAATACCGCCTGTTTGTTGCTGGTCTTGACAACTGCCTCGGACATGACCGCTATAACACCCCCGAACCTTTTCAAGGCGATCTCAGCCCATCTATAAACAGACGAGGTATCTATAGCCCCGCTATCATCGTATTTATGTAAATCGGCCTTGATCTCGGCCAATAGCCCTTTTATAGTCATATTTAAGTCTTTTGCACAAAGATATGTATTTGAATCCGTGATACAAAAAAAATCCAGTCTACCCTCACGGGCTAACTGGATCACAAAAACTTCTACAGCTTATAAACCCATTTAACTCCAAATACCTTACTCTCCGACTCAACCTCCCGGTACAAGAACTTATACCTCCTACCTGATCCCATAGCCAATCTACACTCCTTATTCAACGCCGGAGAAATATAGAGATGGAAATACTTGTTCCGAGGCATAAAATCAATACACGTATGGACATAAGAATATCCACCAGTTCCACGTCTGTTAATAGTACCGGTAAGCTTATTTAGATATATCTTACGATTAGGATTGATCTTATGGCACAGATAACCGATGTTGTTTATATAAACCCCACCCTCATTATCCAGATACTTATCACGTATGACCTTCCATATCAAGGACTGACATTCGAGAATATCATTCTTGTCCACAATCGTATGTTTCCTTCTCTTACCGTTCTTAGACATAATAGATCTATAAAACCGGAGAAAGTACTGATCAAGTATTTTAAATGACTTTGTTTTCATATCGCAAATATAACAATTTTGCCCTTATTCAAGAAATATTTGATGGTTTTGGTGTGAGTGTGATGGTGATAAGGCCGCTCTTACCGCCGCCGCACGGGCTTCAGCTAACGCACTCGCGCAGGAAAAAGCCAATGCGATGGAGTGTGATTGCCCCAAAACGTGGAGCGCCAACGTAGTATCATCTGATGGAAGTGGTAAGACGATAAATTATACCATACAATACAACAATCCATGCGGATTCGTACAATCATCTAGAATGACCATAGGATATAAGAGAACGAATGGATCTTGGGAATATGAGACCAGAATAGTACCTATTCCTTCTGGATCTGGAACTTTCTCTGAATCTACAACAACCAATTATGGAATATCATCAGGAGCTTATGCTTATTATGAGGATGGTCAAGGAAGTGGATCTTGTTGACAATAAAAAAAAGGAGAGGCTTATATAGTCTCTCCTTTTTGTTACGATTAGATGAATCTAAGATCTTTCCTCCTAGTATGATTCAATATCCTACTAATATGTCTGGTACTTAATCCTGTTCTTTCCTTTATCTTATCATAGATATAACCTTTGGATACGTAAGCTGACATATCTCCTAGATCTTTTATAATCTTATCATACATATCATGCACCTCGTTATATCTTATGATAGAGCTGTCTCTCATCCCTCTTTCGCCTATACCATCAACTATGGCATCATTGAAACCGAAGAAATTAATTATTGACCTTATTATATTTATCATCACTGAATCTTTTGAGTTTTCTTGTTAATATCCATATCCGGATTCTCGTCCGTAGGTATCTGTAGTTTGGTTATCGTCTCTCTTAACGTCTCGGATACCACATATTCCAGTAACTTATCAGGGCATATGAAATCATAATCCCATTGAGATGTACATGGCTTATCTTTTTCAGCTCCACACCCGGATAACTCTAAAGCCGCTTTTCTATCCAAGGTAATAAGATCCACGTTTATAGCCTCTATGTTAATATCTGGTATATAGATATAACCATCATTTACATAGTAATAATATTGATCTATATTCCCATATTTACGTTCCTTGTTGTTAGCGTATTTTCTTAACGATATGGAGGTAAATATAATATCATCCATAATATTTGATACCTTAATGATAGCAGGTCCTATACGGGTATATATCATATCTGGCAATCTTTTCTTGGATCTCATAAGTACCCTGCATAGTTTAAACTCATCAAAACAACAATCAATTTTCCGAACTCTCTCCATCTCCAGGCAATTGATATGGGTGTATAACGATTCCTCGCCGAACAAAGTTCCGTCAGCGTATTTCTGGGCTATATACGATCTGGCTTTCTGCCTTCCTATAGATAATATCCACCTCCTACTGACATGAGCGTCCTTATTGATGGAGTTCATATCATTTATGATCCTAGATACAAATTCTGAATTTTTCATGTAGCGAAATATTAAGGAGGGGATATACCCCTCCAGTTATTACTTTTTCTTCTTAACCTTGCCCCCACATTTCAGTTGAGGTTTCTTTTTCTCGGAGACTTTGCCTCCTTCTGCCATCTTCTTTTTCTTAGCACATGCCATAATCTTACTTTTTTTAATGTTAGTGATACAATATTAGTCATTTCTATCGAAAATAGAATAAACAAGGTTGATGAAACTACCAACTTACCGCCGCGGCACAGGCTGACGCACAGAGACTAGCGCAGGAAAAAGCCAATGCGATGGAGTGCGATTGCGTGGAGCCAACAAAGACATGGTCATGGTCGGTATCTATGAATAATGATTGCATGAGCCATGAACAACTTGTCACATCAAGAGGATTTACGATTACGTATAATAATCAATGTGGTAGATCTATATCTGGTTCTGTGAGTGGTATAGGATATACACAAAACGGAGAAGAGCAGGTCAATAGCGCTAGCTTTACAATTCCCGCAGGATCCGGGACCAAGAGTGGAAGTGTATATTTTAGCCGAGAAGTGGTATGTGGAGATGTAACAATCTCTGGTCATGATTCAGGTAATTGTTGACAATCACTGCTGTTATGGTTTTTAATAAAAAGGAGAGACTTATTAGCCTCTCCTTTTCCATTACATATCAGGATCTTAACAGTTCCCAGATCCTCCCCCAGAAACACTTATAGACCCACATTGTACTCCTGAATCAAAACCTATGACACCGTTTTTTTTACCAGACCCAGTAGGTATACTTACGGAAGTACTTCCAGCCGTAACGGTTTGTCCAAGATCATTCCTACCAGTAACAGTTACAGTTATTGATTTAGATGATCCACATTGATTATTGTAAGACACTTCATAGGAGCACCTTAATGTGGATGTAAAACCAGACAGGCCATTACAAGGATCACCGCTCAGCATAGCGTTGGCGCT